TGGGAACGGCAACCAAGTGAATCCCGTTCTTGTCATCGTCATTGGCTTGAATGCTTTTCACCAGATCTTCGCTGCCTTCGTACTCTGGACGTACCAATGCGGTGCGGTAGAAGTTTTTGATTGCAGCGAATACGTTTCTCTGCGCGTGTGCTTCAGTAAGTGAAACCACTTTAATACAGGTGTACTCTGGATCTCGCATCCAATCGAGCAAAAACCACGCGGCAGCATTGAACGTCTTGCCCATTGCACCAGCACCCTGCACCAAAAGTTTGTCATGTTCAAACAAGCACCTCCATGTATCCGCTGCACTCTGTGGCCTCCAATCGTACACTCCAGAACCCCACAGAATCGTTGCTGCCGCTTCAAACTGATCGTGTTTCAACAGGTGTTGAACAAAGTTTAGAACAGTCTGTCTAGCTACCTTTTCATCCAGTGTAACCAATTTTTTCTGCGAATTCGTCAGATTTGTCAGTATAAACTGAGCAGCATAGATGATTCCGTTGATATCATCTTTCTCAGCCTCTGCTCTAATTCTAGTGGCAATGTTAATTGCCTGAAGCACCGATGGTGACTTGTTATTCATTCACTTTCCAACCATACATCAGATTGAACCAAGCAAACTCCCTCTCCCCCATCTTCTTTCTGCTTCTGAATACTTTTGCAAATCTATTCACAAACCACTTCTTGTAGTCACTAAACTCTTCCATGCTCCAGCTTTTTTTAGTGTACCAATCCTCTTGGTGGGTGAATTCTTTGTCGAATCCCTCAAATCCCACTCGCTTGAACATCTCGTCCAACGCTTCCATTATAAATGTATCTACTTTGCTCATCATATTAATCCCAGTATAGTTGTGTTCCTGTTAGTTTTCCGCTCATCATTCTCTCCAAGACTGGCTCAACGTCCCACGGATACAATCCCTTCTCATAGCAGGTTTACATCCCAAAGTACTCGCTGAACTTGTCTCTATCTATTCCGCTATCTTTTAATGCTTTGTCTAGCACATCAAACTCAATATGCTCAATTGGGTTCTCCGTAATCACAATGCCTAGTTGATCTATGCGATTGTATTTCACTCCTCTTCCTCCTCTTCATCCTCGTCATACATGGAGTTCTCAATCAATTCGTGGATCTTGACTTGCAAGATGCCAACCATGCTTGCCAATGGCAAATCGAACTCGGCAATGTAGGTATCAATCAGTTTATCAATTTTATTTTGCAGTTCTGTTATCTGGTCTGAGTCTTTCATGTTCCTCCTTTAGTTGGTGAATTTTACCATTTTTATTCCAAATCCTCACATTTCCTAACTCTTCAAACTGGAAATCCCACTCATCTTTTGATATGCGTCCGTGAATATAGTCCTCGTTGGATTTCCGCTGCGCTTCTTCTCTTGTCATGTCCAATGATCCAATGGACATCTCTCCGTGTCCATAATTAATTTTATCTCCATGTTGCATCCGCAAACACCACATTTTCCAGCCCCACTGAATGCCATGGGATCGTAGTGAATGCACTGATTGCAGATCAACAATCGCTCCTCAATCTGCTCCTTGTTCCGAATAGGCATACCTGCGCGGACGAATGCCGCTGCACTTTTTACGAAGCTAACCGCTTTCTGCGCTATGTTTGGTTCAATCATTTCATTCCAAAGATACTCTTCAGTGCATCCAGACTAGCGGGGTTTCCGCTAATGTATGGTTCAGTATCCTCTTCTTCCCCATCGTGCATTGCAACATCCCAAGTCGTATCGAACAACTTACGCAGTCCCTTTGCAGACATGGTAACATTCCCGCGTCCGTTGAATGATGGGTTCTTGTTGACATACACTTTCCAGAGTTCTTCTTTTGTCATACGTTTATCAATGCAATGTTGAATTCCGCTGCAAGCAGTGTTGTTGATTCATCCGTTGGATACGTCTCTCGGTAGACTATGCGCTTAATGCCGTAAGATGCAAGCGATTTCAGGCAGTTGTTACATGGCAGTGTTGTTGATGCCAGCAGATAGCACTCCAGTGGCTTAACATGACGCAAGGCATTCTGCTCTGCATGGACAACGTAATTCCTACGCTTTTCTCTGCAACTCCAGTCCTCCTCCATATGCGGCGGGAATCCATTGTAACCACAGGCTGCAACAGTGTTGTCATGCCTCAACAACACCGCACCAACCTGCCTCCACGGGTCTTTGGATTTCTTGGCAACTACCTCCGCTATCGACAATGCGTATTCGTCCCAGTTCATTTATGTACTTCCCCCATATGGTATTCCAGCCAGTAGACTGCCTGTCCAGAATCCCGTACATCCTCTGGGAAGATGCACTCGTCTGAGATGATTCCGTTTAACTGCAATGCGTTCATCACTTTAGTTGCGTTGAGCTTCTTGTATTCGATGTAATGTTCAAGTGTGTTCACTCGTCAAATCCTTTTATTCCATCGTATACAAAATACAGTATAATAGCTGCTAATACGATATAGCCGATAATATATCCCATATATGACACCTTATTGGCAGGACTCACACTCTGGATCTTCGATGCGGCAAGTCCGCTCGACCTTCACTCCATCGAGGTCAGCGTCATCATTCAACACAACTGGTTCTTCAACCACGTCCAGCTTGTCTGCCCGTGCAATTGCTGCTGCGTTGGTGTAGCGTTTCTCTGGGTAACGCTTCGATAGCTTCTCTACGTTGGCCTCAATGCACTCGTTAAGCGTCAATCCCAACTCGTTAAGCAAACCAGTGAGATAGAACAAGATATCTCCTGCCTCTTCCCGCACGTTATCGAAGTCCAATGGCTTCTGGTAGATAGCGTGTTTCTTCACTGCGTCAAGCAACTCACCCGCTTCCCCACTCACTCCCACTGCCATGTGGAGAATGGATGCCTGAAGAGGTGTTAGCTGGACAAGGATATCATGCCCGGGCTTGATTATGGACTGCACAAACTGCTCGTATGGTGTACTTAATTTCATTTTGTATGTATGTTATAGTATGCCTTGCCGAAGCAACCTGCCTCAGCCAAGTTAACCAACCTTCCCTCACTACCTATGCTTTCGTCAAGCATCTTTTTAGTTATCATCTGCGGATGCCCATCATGTGGCTCGATATCAACCCATTCAAAAATGCGAAGAACCCTTGCCGCTCGTAGTGCGTTGCTGATGATTAGCGCAGGATCATCCGTATGCTGGAGACAATTGTAAATCCAGCACTCATCGAACCCCTCTTCCGCTACGTCCTCACCTCGCATCACCAAGCACTCAACACCATGCTCATGGTATCGAGCGTAAGTCCATTGTGGGTACTGGAGCGGATCCACTACCAATGCCCTGCCAAGTCCTTTTGATTTGAGCAGCATCGACGTTGGGCCACCACCTATGTCGATCACTGACTTGCCTGACAGACTGAATCCGTAGCCAACCTGATGCAGTCCCATGAATCTCGCATAGACATAGTGCTTCTGGTCTTCGTCGAACGTATTGCAGCAATCACCCCAGTACTGCGATTCAAATGTGTAGTCGCTCATTGTTCCTCCTTCAGCTTGCGGTAGTGTGCAACTGCCTGTGGCCACAGGTCATGCCAACCTGATGACTCTACTAGCTTGGTAGCGCAGTCTCTCCACTGGTCACGCTCCTTGGTTATCTTGTCTATCTCTTCTGTTGTATCGTTCATATTGTTTTTGTTTGTGACAAAAAGTGGGTAGTATTTGTCACGATTATTGTTGGTGATTGGATGGATAAGCCATTGTCATTGCATCGATTCCGTTGCCATCAGCGTACCACCCTGCCCCAGTGTATACGTCGAGTACGTCTTGGAAGTACTTCTCGTACCTCGGTGCAACCTTCTCAAGCGTGAAGTTCTCACCGAATGCACGGCAGTCCGCTGGTCTGATCCTATCAATGTTTTTGATTGCATCGACGTAGTCACCCATCGTGCGGCATCGATACCCAGTGACCCCGTGGAGGTTGTTCTCAGCGAAGGATCCCCAGTCAGACGTGATGGTTGGTGTGCCAGATAGCAGGTTTTCAATCTGCACTCCACCGAATGGTTCCACATACTGGCTAGGCAAGAATGATGCCTTGGCTTTAGACATGAGTTCTTTTCGCTTAGGAACGTCAGCATAGCCCACATACTCAACGTGAGGTGGGAATGTATACCCTGCCTCGCATTGACCCGCTACAACCAGTTTCACCCCTGCCCTGCGCGTTGCATCGATTGCGATATCAACTCCCTTGCCAGAGTAAACCCTGCCCAAGTACAGGAAGTAATCCTCCTTCTTGTCGTTAAAGGTGAAGTCATCGATATCGAAATAGTTGGGGATCACCACGGAATAGTTATCCTGCTGGCATCTTCCAACTGCACCCATACCGCAGAACGCATGGTAGATGGCATAGCTTTCCCAAACCTTCCACTTAGCCCAATGACCACCAGCGTACCCTATCCCCGGCTCAACTACGATCATATCATGTTGGTGTGCATCACATATTGGTCTGACTCCGCTGCCCCAAAATGGAAGAATAAAGTCATTCTTTTTCTTTCTAAAACCTACCTCCCGAATGGCATTTGCGTAGAACGTCTTGTATGCATGATCATTGGTATCGAACTTGAAGAACGTCTTGCGCCAGTCATGGCTGCCATAGCTCTTAGCGAAGTCATCATTGGTCAGGACGCTGACGTGTTCAGTGCAGTCAAGAACGCTGTCCTCATGACCATAGTGGATGACCTCATGTCCCCTGTTGGTCATAGCTTTTGCGAACTTGACCACCTTCTGGGTATACGCACAAGCGTTAAACTCTTTGCTTGTAACTGTGTGTGGAAGTCCAAGTGCGTGGAATCTCATTTTTGTTGTTTTCATTATGTACTACTGCTGTTATGTGAAGTTATTGGTTATTTTCCCTGTTCTTCAGCTTGTTGATCAAGGACTTCTGCTTGTTTACGTCACGTTGCAATTCATGGATGATTTGCCGTAATTCTCTAATCTCCTGCTTTTGTTGCTGGATTATACGCATCTCTGGTGTTATCTCATGCGCTTTCATAGGTTCTCTAGGATCTC